ACTAATGCAGGCGTTACTGCTGTAACTACCGGATCGGCAGATTTTCAAAGACCTGGTGATATGACTATAAGCAGAGAAGGATTGAAATCATTAATTAGAGAAGAAGGTGCTAGGTATGTAGTATATGATGATAGCAATGGTAGACCGATAGCATCTTATGCAGACGCTCGAGGGTATCCTACTATAGGCGTCGGTCATTTAATTAAAACGAATGAGAGAGATAAATTTGCACCTTTTTTAAAGGGCGTAGGACGGATGGATGATAATCAAGTACAAAAATTATTAATGGAAGATTTAGGACCTCGTATACGAGCGCTTAATAATATGTTAAAAGTTGAAGTGACACAAGATCACTTTGATGCTTTATTATCTATGATGTTTAATACAGGAGCTGGTAATAGATTTTTTAAACGAGCTATTGAATTGACTAATCAGAAAAAGTATGATGAGGCAGCTCAAACTATTAGATCCGGACCTACCACTTCTAAAGGAAAAGTATTCCCTGGATTAGTAAGAAGACGTAACAATGAAGCCGATGAATATTTAGGCTTAACATAAAATATGGCAAATGCATTATTAAAAATACAAGCACCCAATGAATTTTCGGGTAAACAAGTTTTAATTAAATCGGATAGATTGGTATTTAACGCCTTTAATAACGATATTATTTTGGCAGCTAAAAATACTATTGCATTATCCGCTTCTAATGAAATACATATTAATTCGGCTGGAAATACATATTTAAATGTTAAAGATGGGTCTAAAATAGTGGTGGGTAAAGTAGGTACTACTAGAAAGTCAGAACAGCCTGCCGTTTTGGGTAGAAATTTAAATAATTTTATTGATGATTTATTGCAACTTTTAACTACTTTTCAAGTTACAACTCCGGCCGGTGAAGGACAGGCAGGTCCTAAAGTAGCAGCACAAGTTCAAAAATTTAAAAAGAAATATCTCCGAAAGAAATCTCCTGACTATATTTTATCTGATCTATTATTTATAGCAGATAATAGGAAATAATTATGCCAATAGTTTGGAAAGCTGCATTCGAAGAGCCTTTAATTAAACGAATTCAATCTGGTCAGATTGGTAATTCAAAACAATTGGTGCAAGCCATAGTCATTCAATACGACCTTTGCATCAAACAAGGATTAGCAGGTCCTCCGGGATCGGCCGCAGGGCCCTTTATAGCGGGAAAACCTATGCTATTACAACAGGCATTACTCAATTTCTATAGGATAGAAGCTACTAAACAAAAAGTGCAAACTGCATTACTATATGCAGCACAAATTAAAGATATACTTTCTAGAATAAAAGAAATAACTACGGAAATTAAACAAATTAGAAGTGAAGTTACTAAATCTATTTCCGATCAAACTAAAATTCTAAGGCAGATTTCTAGGTTATCTAATGAAAAAACTTTGGAAAATAAACGTAAAATTGTTGAATTGAAAATAAAAGCGAATAATTTAAAGGCTAAACAATTAGACGAATTAGCTAGATTACAAGCGAAGAAAGATGAAATTTTACAAGTCGTTAAACCTAAAATTGGTGATATTAAACGACAATTAAAAGGTTTATTAATACGAATTACGATCCCCCCGGCTCAGGATACTAAAATAAAATCTTTAGCTGCACTACCTAAACAAATAAAAGATTTGATAGTCAATTTAAAGGACAAGAAAAAATCGATTACAGATGAAATCAAAACTTCTGTGAAGTCTATAAATACGTCGAGTAAATCATTTAAGTCCATTAAAGCCGGATTAACTCCCGCGGATGCATCTATAATAAAATCTAAATTAAATACGGCTATAAAATCTACCAATATAAATACTACAGTTGAATCGTTTAAGATAATCATGGGTATAGTGAATAAGTATCCTGATGATAAAATTTCTTTAGCTGCTAAAAACAATTGTAGAAATGCAATCAATAAAATTATAGAATCTAAAATAACTATACAAAATAAAAAACAAGAGATAAAAGATTCAATTCTACCTAAATTAAAGGAATACAAAACTCAATTACTAGAAACCTTTAAACCTAATTTCGCACCGGGCCCCAGTAAATTACAAGAATCTTTACAAGATAGAAAACAAATAAAAAATATTTTAGATCAACTTAAATCCGCCTCTAGGGAGTATAACTCGAATTTAAGAGCTGTAGCTCAAACTAAAAAAGAGTATTCTAGGATATTAACTGCTATACGCAAAAAACGGACTAAATATTTTACTAATGAGGGATTAGTTTCTATTTTAAATAATAAAACTTTAAATTTAGGTGATAAATATAAGACTATCAAATCCACTAAAGAAGCTAAAGTTTTTATGACAGTTTTACTTATTGATTTATTAGCTCAAAATAAGATTTTATCGGAAAAACGAGACCTGATCAAAAATAAATATTTGAAAGAATATAAAGAGTTGTTAATAAAGAAAAAATTAAATCCTAAAGAAATTTTGTTTAATCAATTTCTTAGAATAGGATTGTTAGGATACTGGACGGGTGGAGTTTGGGGTGTCGGTGCGATCGCAAATGTAATCTTCCCGGGCACAGTTACGTTGCCGGTTACATTTAAATCGACAGCAAATCAAGCTGCATTTATTCAAAGTTTATCTAGAACATTTCAAGCACATTTAAAAACGGTGACCGGTCTAATAACATTTCCTACTGCTCCTAGTCCTACAGTATTGCCTTGGTCTACGTATTCTTAAAAGGGCAAAAACCATTTTTATTATATTTATATTAAAATATGATTATATGAAAGCCGATAAATTTGTTAAGCTATTACGTACTATTATTAGTGAAGAAGTTCGAAAAGTGGTTAGAGAGGAGTTGAGCAGAACGTTAAATGAACATAATTCGATGCAGGAACCACAATCCGTTCATAATTACGTAGAACCTAAAGTTTCACTTCGGGAAAAATATCGTGATATATTGGGATCGGAATTTAAACCTCAACCACCAGCAGTTCCGTTAAATAAAGAAGGTAAACCTGCGTTAGTTAATTTATCGGGGAACAGTGTTATGAATTCGATATTAGCAGAAACGGCTCAACAAATGAGACAAGATCCGCAAGCACAATCATTTTTTGAAGGACTTAGATAATGGCATATGAAATAAAAATAAACCCGTTAGATTTATCTAAAGATATTGGAATTGGTATCTTACTAGATATAACTAGTCCTACAGGTAAAATTTTCAATGTCTCGTATACTACATTAGCTCAAGCTAAGACTAATTTTTTAAATTTGTTGCTTACTAATGAAGGAGAAAGAATTATGCAACCTGAATTTGGTTGTAATATTAGAAAAATATTATTTGAACAAATAACACCCAATACTAAATCTAGATTAGATAGAATCATTAGAGAAAAAACGGCTCAATGGTTGCCCTACCTAGAGATACAAACTCTTAATATTGATATTAGCCCGGATTTAAATTCTATTGATTTTGAAATTATAATTTCATTAAAAGATAATAAATTTGATACTGCTAGTATCACATTTACGATTAATTTAACGTAACATATGGCAACTACTAAAAATAAGGAAGTACGATATTTAAATAAAGATTTTTCTCAATTTCGAGATAATTTAATTAACTTTGCTAAAAATTACTTCCCCAATACATACAATGATTTCAACGAATCGGATCCGGGTATGATGTTTATAGAAATGGCATCATATGTGGGGGATTCGCTTTCGTATTATATTGATAGACAATTAAAAGAATCATTACTCCCTTATGCCGAAGAAAAGTCTAATATAGTTGCTATAGCACAGGCGTTGGGGTATAAACCTAAAATTTCCGTCCCATCAGCGGTGGAATTAACGGTATATCAATTATTGCCTTCAAAAGATAATGGGTCTGGAGTTTATATACCGGATTGGGATTATGCGTTAAAAATAAATCCGGGTATGCAAGTAACTTCTACCACACAAAATATATCTTTCATAGCATATCAGGGTATAGATTTTTCTTTTTCAGGGAGTAATGATCCTACCAAGGTTAGCGTATATAGTATAACCTCGAATCGTCCCGAATATTATCTTTTAGAAAAAAAGGTAAATGCAGTTGCCGGTAAATTAAATACTACTACATTCACTATGGGAGATCCTAAGAAATTTGTGTCGATTTTATTGAGTGATCCAAATATAATAGGGGTGTATGATATAATAGATTCGGATGGAGATGAATGGTATGAAGTCCCGTACTTGGCACAAGATACTATTTTTAGTAAAGTTGCTAACATAAATGCTAATGATCCCGAATTATCACAATATGCATCTACAGTACCGTATTTACTACGATTAAAAAAGGTAGCTAAAAGATTTCTAACTAGAGTTACCGCAGATGATAAATTAGAAATTCAATTCGGAGCTGGTATATCGGATAATCATGATGAAGAAATAACACCGAATCCGGATAATGTGGGGCAAGGAATTCCTGCAGATAATAGAAATTTTGATTTGGATGTCGATCCTTCAAATTTTATGTATACTAGAACATACGGATTAGTACCGCATAACACTACTTTAACGGTTAGGTATTTAACTGGTGGTGGAGTAGAATCGAATGTAGCTGCAAATACGATAACTACCCTAAGTACGGTTACTGTTGAAGTGAAAAATCCATCCAATACAACGATGGCTAATTTTGTGCGCAATTCATTAGCAGTTACCAATTTAGAACCGGCGACTGGTGGGAAGAGCGGCGAGACTGTTGAAGAAATTAGACAGAATGCATTAGCCACTTTTAGTACGCAAAATCGAACTGTAACCTTAGATGATTATGTAATACGCGCTCTTTCTATGCCACCCGATTTAGGGGGTGTAAGTAAAGTTTTTGTTACACAAGACGACCAATTAAATATTTTTGATTTGCGTAATCGATTGAAAAACCCATTGGGATTGAATTTTTATTGTTTGGGATATGATGCGAATAAAAATTTAATTAGGTTAAATGCAGCAGCTAAATCGAACTTGAAAACTTTCTTAAACCAATATAAAATTTTGACTGATGCGATCAATATTAAAGATGCGTATATAGTAAATTTTAAACTTAATTTTGAAATAATAGTATTGCCTGAGTATAATGCTAATGAAGTATTGTTAGCTTGTATTCAAGCTATGAAGGATTATTTCAACATTGATAAATGGCAAATAAATCAACCTATAATTCGATCGGAAGTATATTCTACTTTATTGAAAGTTCCCGGAGTACAAGTAGTAACTAGTTTAAAGTTTATAAACGTCTACGGTGAATTATCGGGATATTCGAAAAATAAATATGATTTAAAGGCAGCTGAAGTTAAGGGAATTATTTATCCATCGTTAGACCCATGCATATTTGAGATTAAATATCCGAATGCAGATATAGTGGGTCGCGTAACTACATTATAAATATGATATATCAAATCTATCCTAAAAAAGATACTACTATATACGAAAAGATAAATTCGTTAAACACTGGCTTGGATGCTATATTAGAAGTGTCTAAAACTTTAGAATCTGTTTTAGATACCAATAATATTCCTACTTTACAATCATATGCATCTAGGATATTAATGCAATTTGATTATTCTGATTTAAACACATTAATAGACGCTGGATTTAATACTGCTAGTATCGACAGCAAATATGAATTGCGATTATATGCAGTCCAAGAAAAACAATTGCCTACTGAATTTACTTTAGAGGTAGATACTATTAGTGGTAGTTGGTATATGGGATTGGGAAGATATGATTATATACCGTATGTTACTAGTGGTTCTAGTTGGAAATATAAATATTCAAAAACGGATGGTACTATATGGGCTACGGCATCATTTTCCGATGCAACCGGTTCGTGGAATATAGTTCCAGGCGGCGGTAATTGGTACACCGCATCCTCTCTAATAACCTCTAAATCATTTTCATTTAATGAAACTACAGATCCGGTAATTGATATTTCGAATATAGTTAAGGCACATTTAAATGGTACTATAACCAATAATGGTATTTTAATTCGCCGGCCGGATTCTGAGGAAAGGTCTGTATCTGACGATGCGGTTTTGCAGTATTTTTCTTCCGATACCAATACTATTTATTTACCTCATATTTTGGTTAAATGGAATGATTGGTCATTTAACACTGGTAGTTTACTTGGTATAGATGTAAGCTCAGACAATGTAGTTTACTTTAAAAATTTAAAGAATACTTATACTATAGATGATAGGATTAAATTCCGTATATCAGGAAGGCCTAGATATCCTGTGAAAACCTTTTCTACTGCTAGTGTGTATAGCGTTGAATATTATTTACCTGCATCGTCCTCATATTCAGTAGAAGATTTGCATACTAAACAAATAGTTATTCCATACGATGATATTTATACTAGAATAAGTTGTGATTCTACCGGAAGCTATTTTAATTTTTGGATGGGAGCACTTCAACCTGAGAGATGGTATAAATTTGGAATAAAAACTAAATTTAATAGTGGCGATGTACGAATCTATAATACTGAATATATTTTTAAAGTAGAACGTAGAGATTGATGAATTCAATAGTAAATAATTTATATACTAATGGTGATGATTTCCAATTAAGTAATGGTCAGAGATATTCTGGGTATTATCATATATTAAGTGATGGTACGTATAAAACTGGCAATTCACCGGAGTCGTTATCAAATTCTGAAGTTTTATATCCGATTGAATTCATGCCCGTAAATTCAGCCGGTGAAGTTTTATCTCTATATTTGGATGATGAAAATGATACAGATGAATTTGATGGTATTTATTCAACTTTAACTATAAAAACTTATAAGAATGATATCGACGTTCCTACTGAAAATGTATCATCGGAAGAAGTAACTCCCGTGATAATTACGGATCAACCGGATATCTTCTTTAAAAAGAATACTTCTAATACATACCTTCCTGGGAAAGAAGTTTTTATAGACGAAAATAACACTATTCAAATTGCTAAAGGAAAGCGTATTACCTTAGAATTTGGGTATGATTCAGTAGATGATCCATCTAATATAACCTTTGAGTGGCGAGACTCATTTGATAGGCTAGTATCCACCGATCCTATATTATTAATAGATACTTCGCAGTTAGATGTAGATTCAGAAACCTTTAATTGTACTGTGACGGATTCATATGGATCTGATATAACCAATGATATAACCATTAATATAATTGACCCCAATAATAATCCTATTATATTTAATAATATTTTGAAAAATGGAAGTGCGGTTAATGGTACTAATGATTGGGAAACGGTTGGCGACAATCCGGAAGAAGTTGGTAGTTTCTTAACCGATTTTGAAATTTCAACTGACCCTAATGGTTTGCAAAGGTTGGGAATAGGGACTTTTAGAGAATTAGGATCGATTTATTATCATAAATTTTCTAAGTCACCCGCGGGAGCTCCTGATAAGAATCAATGGTATCCGCGACCGGAAGCTATTGATTTTTATAATGGATTTTCTATCTCCGATGAAATTAAGAATAATTATTTCCGCGGCGGCAAAATGGATCCCATTTTACCAAATCAAAATAATCATAGCGGGACATATAAATCTAGTTTTCAAGTGATTGATTTATCCGATAATGCAGACTTGCTTGAAGGTAAGGTTTATGGTATAAAGGGATTTAAAGCTATATTTTTTGGTTGGCTCGGCAGTCGTGCAGATCAAGGTGATAAGTGTTATGCGGAAATTGAATTTTTAGATTCGAACGATACTGAAATAGTAGATGTCGATGGCAATACTATTATACAAAGCTTGAATATACGTGATCGTATTATCAATGAAGCTAGGTTAATACCTAATGAACCTCCCCCAACATTGACTACATATCAATTGGGATATGACGATCGTGAGTTTGGATTTGTATACACAGGATCTTTCGGTGATGGAAATGATGCTATTGAAGTAGAAAAAATAAAAGCAGTAAATACTATAACACAGGCCGTTGCCGATCCTATAAGTGGTGTTCAAACCTTTATATCACAACGACAAATAGTTAACGGATTAGCTAAAACGCAGATAATAGGAAGAATAACGGATTCAATTGAACTACCGCCGGGCACTAGAAAAATTAAAATAACTAAACATTATATTCATGATGCTGCTAGATATGATCTAATTAGAAATGGATCGGAATGGGATGATATAGGTATAGATTATATATCTGAATCTATGTTCGTAGGATTAAATGTTAGGTTATATCCAATATTAATTGACGAAGATAATAATGAAGTAGACACTTCAATAGATCCTAATACCGGTGAATTAGTTATACGTGGATTTAATATGGATTTGTTTCCAGCACCTACTTCGCTATATAATTATTTGGATGATTTAGATTTACAATTGGAGAGAGTTGATTTAATTAATGCATCATATAGTGTTGGCGGGCAATTATATATAGGTAGAAATGATGATACTGCAACCGGAGGAACCACGTGGGGTGATAGAAAAATGCGAAATCAAAATGGAGCTCCTAATGAAATCGCAATTCCGTGGTTGGTAGAACCCGGGTATAGCGTTGCACCTAATACATTTTTACTGGCTATAAATACGAACGTGGTAGCGCCTAGTGCTAATATAGTCCATGCTGCCATTTATCGATTTAATGATATAAAGGAACCTATATATAATGGCACCGCATACGTCTCTAAAACTTTAGTAGATGCTGATAACGAGGGTCTCTTAAATTACGGTGATCCCACCGGAGCTACCGTCGATCTCGGTCCTGCACTCGATTCTGACAATGTATTTTTATAAATGATAAATAACTATGAGATTCACGGAATACGTACGACATTTGCAAGCATTAGAATATTTCCAATATGATTTGCGTGTACATACATTCGATCTAAATTTTAAATATAAAAATGTAAAGTTTGATTTGGAATATAAGTTAGATGTTTACGGTGTGGTAGACTTCGTAAATACTAAAGAATATCTAATTTACTCCGAAACTAGAAATACAGGTGCAGATTCTTGGTATGTTAGAATACCGGAAATTTCAAATAAATATTTCCGTATATGGAATGATTATAACGGTAATTACCCATCGCGTTGGACTAGGAACGTATCACAATTACCTGATAAACAGGCTGTATATGTGGGACTGGATTATGAAAATATTGAAGAGAATAATACGGGATATCCGGCATCTGCATCAAATTATTTGGGAGTTTATACGGACGCTGTAGTATCTTCTAATATACTAGGTCAGACAGCGGGGGGTACGCCTGGCAATAACATAACATTACGTAATTTGAAATATGTTAATGTGAATATGAATGATGCAATAGGATCATACGTTTCTCAATATTATAGTATATACGGTACTCATCCCGGACTAAATATTAATTACGATGAAACCCAAAACGAAGGTCGTCCTAGAAAATATTTTTTCCTGCCAATCGGTGTAAGTTCATATAATATAGTTTTAACTTCACTTACTAATGGAGAAAAAAATATTTTTCGCATACAAGGATCATTACAGGAGAACCCTGCGTTTTCAAATCCTCCTAGAATTACGGTTTCTTCCCAAGGACTACCTGTGGGAGCACCTGCAGAAACCCTAATATTAGATGCAGTTTCTAATACTCAGTCCGGAGGTAATACTACTGTTAGCGCTAGTTTATTTATGCCGAATTTAGTGGGTCAGAGTTTAGTAGATGCAAATGCCGTATTAAATAATTTGGGTTTAAACAATAGACGAACAGTATCACAAGAAGAGCCTGGGTATATTACTGCTACCGTTTTAGAACAAACGCCCGCCGCCGGATTTGGTATTGTAAATCCGAATACGCAACTAGTGACTCTAATATATTCTAGACCTTTAGATTCCGATTCTGAAGGTAATGGTGACGGTTCAGGCGGCCCTGGGATCAATCCGCAATAATTTGAAGCTAAAAAAAGTACAATAATTCAATTTATCATATTTATTGTATATGGCATTAGATAGACCTTTTCCATTTACACTTCCGGGGACTAGCAATTTAGATCCTAACGGTGGACATACGGGAAACCCAAACATAGGAGGAAATTCACAAATTCCTCAATCTGCATCAATTGATATACCTATTGAAGATGCATATCCCAATGTTGTAATGGAATCATTCGGTTCCAATCCAAATGATAAAGTTGAATTGCACATTCTAAGTATGGTAGATTCTTTATTGGAATCGGCATACGATGTTCCGTATTCACTATCGAGACAAATCCCATCATCAAATCGTCGTACTAGAAATCGATCTACTAGTTTAATACCGACAACAGTTAATTCGAATATAAATTCGATAACTGTAGATTTACATCGAATATTTAGAGGTTTGGGCTATATATCGGGTAAATTCAAATTTCAATTAAATTTCCATAGAAATGTTTTAGGTGATCAATCTAAAACAGTTAGTTTAGTTGGAATATCTCCGGATAGAACTGAATTAACTATTAGTACTAGCGTCTTAAATAATCCTATAGATACTGTCCCTTTAGTAGATCAATACGGAAATAGAATTGAATTTTATTTAAATTTAGGTAATAATCAATTATTTCGAATAGCATCATTCGTAGTAGATACTACAATACAATCATCTACGGAAAAGATTTATATAATTACACTTCAAAATCCCTTACCAGATGATATAGGGATTAACACTGCGGTGTGGGTGGATATACAAGTCGCCGATCCTCAATTTGATACTATCGTAATATATCCTAAAAAGAAAAGGGAAGAATTTATACAATTACGAAATCCCAATTTTGGTATTGAAACTAATAATGGATTTGCTCAATCAACTGCTTTTCAAACTTGGGATTCATTGCTGGGATCAAATCCCACTTCATCTCAACAATTAATAAATAATTTAATAAGTTCAAGCTTCAATCCCACTGAATTAAATATTGATTATAGAGATTATTCGAATTTCGTTTTTTATAGTTCAGCTGAAGATCGATTAAAAAATTTTAAATATAAATTACAATTAATTGAATATTATGATTTGTTAATCAGTGCATCGGATAGCATTTCACCTGCAGATACGACAGTAACGGCTAATAAAAGCGATTTAGTTGCTAAGAAAAATAATATACTGGCTGGGTTTGATGGTTATGAAAAATATCTTTTCTATGAATCTAGTTCATATGAATCTAGTTCATACGGTGAATTTACACCTACTACTTGGCCTAAGACTACTTCGAATAAACCTTATGGATTATATAGTGTAACTGCATCACAAGCTATAGAGTGGTATAAGGGTCAATTATCATCAGCTTCTTTATATGATAAAAATAATTCTAATGCTTTAGCATATTTAATACCGGAACATATACGTGAGAGTCGAAATAATGAGTCGTATGTTACATTTGTAAATATGATTGCTCAACATTTCGATATTTTATGGAGTTATGTAAACCAATTAACTTATATTAATTCGAGAAAAAATGCAGTTAATGAAGGCTTAGCTAAAGATTTAATTTACCATGTATTAAATAGTTTGGGAATTGATTCATTAAATGGTTTTAAAATTGAAGAACTTTGGTTGGACGTTTTGGGGTTAAATTCATCGGGGAGTTATACGCAATCCGGTTCATTACACTCCATACCTAGTAGAGATATATCCAGAGAAACTTGGAAGCGAATTCTAAATAATTTACCGTATCTTTTAAAGACTAAAGGAACACGTCGTGGTATACGTGCTCTAATTAATTGTTATGGTATTCCTAGTACCGTTTATAGAATAAAAGAATATTCGTATCCATATCAATACAATAGCAATACGACAGATATTAATGCACAATACCGTACAATTGAAAAATTTACAAATTCTACCGTATTTACTACGAGTAGTTATATAGATTCTACTATATCTAATTCTTCTATATTTACGGATGAATTTAGATTTAAAGCGTCGTGGCGCCCTACTAGTAGCGGAGTTACACAATCTTTATTGAGATCGCATCACGGAGGTGGTACTTCGATTTATATGTATCCTACTGTGAACTCTACATACGGTAGTACTGCCGGTGTTATACGCTTTGATTGTAATACTACAATTACAATAGAAGGTCCTTTTTATGATGGAAATTGGTGGTATGTAGCAGGGGGTGGCGACTCGAATAATTGGATTTTAGATATCATACAAATTAATGAGGGGGTAATTAAGTACCATTTTTCGGGCTCAGCTGTCCAGATTGGATCTTCCGGTAATAATCGCCGTTTGGGATATATAAATTCGTTTCCCACCACGACGGGATTTTCGGGGTCCATTCAAGAATATAGATTTTGGACTGCACCACTACCGCGCATGACGAAGATCGAACATGCATTTAATCCACAATCGATAGTACGAGATGTTCCGGTGACTGAAAATAATTACACTGGATCATATACGAATTTGTTTTTAAGATTCCCGTTGGGATCTACATTACAAAATTTCGATCGTACCGTAGCATCGACGACTATAACTTCAATTCAGCCGAATCAATCTACGGTTAGGACTGGATCAGCGACTGGGTTCCAAAATATAGCTCCTGAATCTCAGGTAGAAACATATCGAATTTGGTATACTAATATAGGCGATGGTTTAGATATTGCAGATAAAATTAGAATTGAAACTTCTGCATTAGACGGCGATTTGAGTAGTAAACATAGTGTTGAAAAAAATCAATATGACTCGTATATTTTTGATTCGCCCAAAGTTGGTATATTCTTTTCACCGCAAGATGAAATAAATGAAGATATTGCAGATCAATTTTCCGGGTTATCTATGGATAATATCCTAGGAGATCCTAGAGATGATTATGAATATACATATCGAGGATTAGATGATATACGAAATCATTACAATAAAAAATATACTGATAGAAATTATTTTTGGAAATATGTTAAATTGATAGAAAATTTCGACGCATCGATGTTCTATCTAATAAAGAAATTTTTGCCGGCACGAGCGGTGAAAATGGTTGGATTGGTGATTCAGCCTACTTTGTTGGAGAGATCTAAAATACCGATGCGTGGAATTCAAACGGAAGATCAACATTTAGAAACCAATTTATCACAACTTCCTGCGGAATTAATTGGTGAGTCTAATTCATATGAATCGGAGGTTATTGTAATAGATAGTGAACAGGCCGGCTCATATGATACCTATGATGATTCTATATACGAATCGGCGGGACCTATTCTTTCAGGTAACTCCGATTCATATGAATTAGATATTACCCTTAATTATGGGGCTCTCTCAGCTAATGTAGATTATATTAATGATAATACAGCAACTAGGTTTATTCCGCGAGGTAGATTTAATCACATGTACGGAGGATGTAGAATATCTAGTAGAGGATTTAATATACCCAGTAATGATACCTTTGATGGTCAGCCTGTAGTTGAATTTTGGACTAATAATCCTAATAATCCCACCAATAATCCCAATGCTGCTGGCCAGATTTTAACCGGTCCTTTACAGGGCAGGGTAGTAACTAACCCGCCTCGACCTACAGTTAGTTTAGAAGGTAGGGTGGTAACTAATTTTACTCGCACACCACCATCTGCATAAATGAAAAATACATATAATTTTATTTTTTAAAACTATTATATTTATATAAAACTAAGAAAATAGTATACTAATATGGGTACACATACTAAAATAAGATTAAACGATAAGGAGGCATGCAATGGGTTATCTTAACAATCAAACGGTAACGGTGGATGCAATTTTAACCACTAAAGGTAGAGAATTGTTAGCTAAAGGACAGCAATTTTTTAATATAACTCAATTTGCATTATCTGATGATGAAATTGATTATACTTTATATGATGTAACGCATCCGCTGGGCTCAAATTATTATGGTCAGGTAATAGAAAATATGCCTATTTTAGAGGCGTTTCCAGATACCGACCAATTGATGAAATCTAAATTAATCACGTTACCTCGAGGAACTAAATATATCCCGCAAATTAGCGTTCCTAGTACTACTATCACATTAACTTCCCAAGCACGAACTGCTACTATTACACCTAATACTACCGGTATTGCGGGAGGTAATAGTGTATTAGGATATACTGCTATTTTAAGTGACAGTACAGTTGCTAATTTGAGAGTTGACAGAGCAGTACAAGCTTCTGCCGGTAGTGTTCCTACTTTCTTATCGGATGATGGTACTGCACGAAGTGTATCGGTGGTAGGATATTCATTTACTGTAGAATATATTTCGCAGACTTCTAATAGAGTGGCTAGTATCATTATAATTGGAAATGAAACTGGTGGTAGACAGACTATTACCTTAAATGTAAATCGAGATTTGGGATATTCAAGCACTGCTACCGGCGTTGATGATATTCAAGCATAATAATATCTAAGAAAATAATATGGCAACTAGAAATAATTTACAAAACCAATTGCCTAGTTCGGCGGCCGCGGCTACTACATTACCGGCGGCATCGGCAACTCGGCTTGCAGCAGGCGGTGCTCTTCAAACATTCGCTTTCGGTAGAACGTTTAAACGATTTGATTCATCTAATGATGTACTATCTAGTGTACGGGAAATAACTACGGATACCGTTTGGGATGACCCGGATGGATATTTAACTACATTTTTTACTAGTTCAACGGAATTAACGTATTCATCTAGCAATTATTATTATAATATTTATCAGAATGCTACGGAAGCGGCATCTGGATCAGATGTTCATTTTTCTATTGCATATGGGCATTCCGAGGGGTTAGGATCTGTAACTGGATCAGCTGCTTTATATACTGGAAATTTAACCGGTAGTAGAACTCCGTCTAGAGCTATCTATTCTCAATACAAAAATATCTTATTACAGCCTACTGATGAATTATTTACATTTGGTGTGGCTGAATCTAATATTCCGAATACATCTTCGAAAGATATATGGGTAATTAACTTTTCTAGGCATAGATACAAAGAAAAATTAGATCCGGGCAACTGGGAATTAAAATTAAAAAATAGCACTACTGAAATTACATTAATTGATAATTCAGGACAGAATGGAGTTACTCCTACTATAGGAAATTCCGGCCGTGTATTTAATGTAGTTTCCGGTTCTATAACCGCAGGTACTGCTAGCTCTACTAGAGCATATGGTTTAGTATACCCGGATGTGGGTATTATTGTGTTGCATCCCAGAGCATTGGAATTGGCCAGTGTTGTATCTGGATATAGTACAGCATCATATGTAGCACCTGCCAGTTCCAATAATAGAGTGTTGTACAATTCAATATCTAGCGGATCGTCATTTCAGGCTCGAACTGAGGAAAATATAAGTTCTACTTATTATTTTGTTAGGGTGGGGCATAATGAATTTAATTATACTACCAACCCCACGTTTACCACAGGATCTTTAGGATTAATTCGTTATTCTCTATTCCATACTGATCCTAGGGTTTATATTACTTCAGTAGGTTTATATGATGATAATAATAATTTATTGGCAGTAGCTAAATTATCTAAACCGTTATTGAAGTCGTTTACTCGTGAATGTTTGATTCGCGTTCGCATAGACTTTTGAGATAAAGTAATTAGCTTTCTTTAATGTGAATGAAACTAAACAAAATGATCTTTTAAAAGACGAATTAGCTAAAACGCGAAATATAAAAGTTTTGAGAATTTGGGAAAGTGAAATAAAAAAAGATTTTGAATCGGTAAAACATAAAATTATAACTGAAATAGCATTGTTAAGTAAATAAACTTTAATATTATGAAATCGCTATATTTATTAGTATAGCGATTTTATACAAATATGGCCTTCGTATTTAAGCCGATTGAACCTTCTCATATAACTGTTACTCCATTTTATGCAAATAAATTATGGAGTGTAGGAAATACTCTTATAACCGATTTAACGGATCCCAATGGTGCTTATGTAGATGCAGACATAAGTATGTCTATTTATTATGGGAGATATCATACATCATCTTGGATGACATCTGCTTCAGAAGAAACTACCTCGCATGGTGAATACAGTAGGTTGATATGGGATTCGGTGTATAACATGTTTTATAGAGATTTTCAACATAAACCTTTCGAAAAATTTAAACAGGGAAATGTGGGTGTTGAGACTAGAAATATAACTGAAACTATACAAGTTTTTTCTATACCACAAAAAATTATCGGATCTGGAATTGTACCGGGAACGTTTAAATTGGAGGCTAATAGTTATACATTCGTAGATGATGGCAATGGGAATATAATAGGTGCACTAGCACAAGGTAAAAATTTATATAATTCTAATATAGAAAATTTTCATTATTGTTCTTACTTATTTACGGATGCATTTATAAATAATTGGATTGTACAACCCGGGGAGTCTATTAATTCATCTACACCGACGAATACCTTCTATACATATAATCATGGAAATTTGGGATCCACTCCAAATTATAATTATATCGCATCACTGGGCGTTGCTATGCCGGTACATAGTCCTAATGTATTACGGGCGTCTGTCAATAATGTAGTAGTAGGTAAATATGCACCGCTGTCTACATATTTTTTAGATTTTACTCCGTATAATACCGACGGCCCTTCTAGATATGTTAGAATACCGCATACAAGTAAATTGAATTTTAGTGAAAATCAAGATTTTTCAATTGTTATTGTTGCTAATTTATTAGGTGGTTCTAATAATTTTATATTAGGTAAATACGGCCGTGAGCGAGTTAGGGTCGCTCCGTGGTCACCTTCAAATCGACAATTTACTAATCCAAATGTATTTAATAATATTCAATTTGGAGGTGAAGTGTATGAAGATAAAATATTAACTGGGCAATATCCATATAAATTGGAGATTGATAGTGGCGATAATCTTGTATTTTCAATTAGTGACGGTTCTAGGATTAGTAGAGTGACCGCGCCGGCATTCACATATAATTGGTCGTCTATAACTTGTATAAAATCGGGGAGCAATTTACAATTATATGTAGATAGTGCTTTACAGGCATCTGCTGCAATATCATGTTCCGGTGCAATACAAAATAATAGTGATATATTTATTGGTTGTTCCGGTGATGAAATATCTGAATCGGATGTATTGACTAATTCACCTTCTAATTTAAACGGTCAAATTGGATCAGTACATTTTTTTGATAGAGCATTATCACAAGAAGATATAGATAGGTTATATAATGATGTGATAGTACAGGGTTCTTCGGAATATTCCAATAATAGATACGGGAATATAATTTATAATCAAGGATTAATTATTTGGACTAATGGGAGATCTGATGCATTAACCGTGCCCGGATTATTTGCTAGTTCATCCGTTAATTTTGATTCAATGCAATTTAGAAGCACGAAATTAATTAATACTAATGAAGTTATATGTGTTTCTAGTCCTAATGAACATACGATGACTACAAATCCTACTATTTTAGTAAAAAAGAATGGTACGTGTAATCCTGGAATAGGATCGGATGAAATAGGATTTTATAACGATGATGGTGAATGTTATTCATTTGTTACTGGATCTGATTTTTCTCCGTATATTACTGGGATAGGATTATATAATGAAGCTGGGGAATTGTTGGTTATAGGAAAGTTAGCAACGCCAATAAAAAAAGCATTAAATTGCGATACTATTTTCGTTGTTCGTTGGGACAGTTAAAAATAAAATTTATGAGAAGAAGTTTTAAAAATCAAAAACAGGCAGCTTTGGTATTAGGATACAGGAGTGGTCTTGAAGAAAAAATAGGTAAACAATTAGATGATTTGCAAGTTGAATATACCTATGAGACTGAAAAAATATCTTATATACAGCCAGCTAAAAAAAGAACATATAAACCGGATTTTATTAAAACTAAAAAGAACGGTGAGAAACTTTATATTGAAACTAAAGGAAGATTAACTGCTGCAGATAGAAAGAAGCATGAATGGGTAAAAGATCAGAATCCAAATTTGGATATCCGTTTCGTTTTTACTAATTCTAATACTAGAATAGCAAAAAATAGTAAAACTACGTATGCCGAATGGTGTATTAAACATGGGTTTCTATTTGCTGATAAAGAAATACCTAAAGAATGGTTAGAAGAATAATTTGTATCATTTCTTCTTTATTATTATACTTTAGGTAACCATGTTATTAGAACAGTTACAAACCTTAAATAAGATTTTAGGTAGAGGCAAAGAACTCAATGGCGGTGGACAGATGATTTACAAATGTCCATTCTGTAACCATTATAAACCTAAATTACAGGTACATTTGGACCTAGGTCATTGGAGGTGTTGGGTTTGTCCGGCCAAAGGTAGATCTATAGTATCATTACTTAAAAAATTAAAAGTAAGTAAAGATGTTATTGATAAATTTCGAACAGACAAAAATAATGTCCTTTTAAATAACGATACTTCAAATGTAGTAAATTTAAATAAAGAGCTTGTAACACTACCTAAAGAATTCAAGCCTCTTTATATAAAGAGAGAAGATCCCGACTATAAACACGCACTGAGGTATTTATTGAAGCGAGGATTAACCGTTTACGATATATTAAAATATAACATTGGTTATTGTGATAAAGGCCCGTATTCAGGTATGGTCATTATACCATCGTATGATGCTGAAGGGAAGTTAAACTTTTTCGTTGGGCGATCATATTATAAAGATTCAACGATACGACATAAAAATCCAAAAGTAAGTAAAAATATAATTGGATTTGAAAATTTTATAAATTGGAATTTACCCGTAGTTATAGTAGAAGGTGCATTTGATGCAATTGCAGTTAAACGAAATGCAATTCCATTATTTGGGAAAAAGATTATGAGTAAACTAAAAGAAAAAATTCTTTTAGAAAAAGTAAAAACGGTTTATATATGTTTAGATACAGATGCGAGGGAAGACTCGATAAAATTATCTCAATATTTTTCTAACCACGGTATAACAGTCCATTATGTAGATTTACAAGAAAAAGATCCATCTGAAATTGGATTTGTAAAGATGCATAATATTTTGAATAACACTAAAGTGATGGCCTTTAGTGATTTTATAAAACGAAAATTAGCGTTATGAAGGATATACAAAAATTTACTAGTTTAAAAACAGTTTCTAAAATTGTGCATTGTGCGGATATTCATATTCGTAACCTTCGAAGGCATGATGAATATCGAAGACAATTCAATAAATTTTATGATACGATAAAACAAATTAAAGATGATGGTACATTAATTTATGTAGGTGGTGATATAGTTCATACTAAAACGGATATGAGTCCGGAACTAATTGATATGGTTAGTGAATTTTTAACTACATTAGCTAATATTGCACCTACGATTGTTATTACTGGTAATCATGATGCTAATTTAAATAATCCAGATCGATTGGATGCATTAACTCCTATCATAAATAATTTACAGCATCCCAATTTGTTTTATTTGCGAGATACCGGACTTTATCAATTCGGCAATGTAACTTTTTCAGTGTTTTCTATTTTTGATGGTCCGGAAAAATACATCCCTGCTAAAGAGATTCCGGATGATCAAATTAAAATTGCATTATTCCATGGACCTATAACTAATTCAAGTACTAGTGCCGGATTTAATATTGAAGGTTCTGCTAATATAAGCATATTTGATGGATTTAATTATGCGCTGTTGGGAGATATTCATATGTTACAATTTTTAAATGATGAACATACTATTGCATATCCGAGTAGTTTAATTCAACAAAATTACGGCGAATCATATCAAAATCACGGATTTTTATTGTGGGATTTATCATCAATACAACCCAGACATACTTTTTATCATTTAGATAATGAAAGTGGGTTTCATACATTACATTTAAATGGTGATAAATTAATTGAGTATGATATATCGAAAATAACGAATAAATCTAGAGTGCGATTAAAATCTATAAATAGTACGGATGCCGGTATTAGTAATGCTATAGCTTCACTGAAACGTGAATTTAAATTGGATGAAATTGCAGTAGTAAAATCAGATTCTACATATAAAAATCATAGTGTGGATTTAACTAAATCTAATAGTTATGATGTTAGAAATATTGATATTCAAAATAAATTAATTCATGATTATTTAAATTTAACTCTAAATCTAGCTTTAGATGATGAAACATTACAAAAAATATATGATATAAATAGAAAAACTAATTTACAATTAACTGATAAAAATGAGGTAATTAGAAATATAGTGTGGCGACCGAAAACCTTTGAATTTTCAAACATGTTTTCATATGGAGAAGATAATATAATCAATTTTGAAAATTTAAAGGGCATTCAAGGTTTATTCGGCCCCAATGCTTCAGGTAAAAGTAGTTTATTAGATGCATTATGTTTCTGTCTTTTTGATACGACTTCTAGAGCCTTTAAGGCGGATCAAATCTTAAATACCAAAAAAAATTGGTTTTCTTGTAAGTTTAATTTTACTATTGATGGTGATGATTATTTTATTGAAAAGAAAGCCATTAAAAATTCACAAGGTAAAGTAAAAGTTAATATCGATTTTTGGACAGTGGATAGAGATGGCAATAAAAAAATATTGAATGGTGAACAGCGTAAAGACACCAATTCAATAATTAAATCATATATAGGGAGCTATGATGATTTCACTCTAACGTGCTTACTTATTCAGAATAATAGCACTAATTTTGTTGATAAATCGCAAACGGAAAGAAAAGAAATTTTAGCAAAGTTTTTAGATTTAAATGTATTCGAGTCTTTATATGATTTAGCTAACGTAGATTATAAAAAGATTTTAGCTTTAATAGAAAATACCAATATTAAAGAATTGGAATTACAAATACGAGATTATGAATCTGAATTAACAAATCAGAATTCTGCTTATTCTGATTTGGAAACTGACATTCTTGAAGTTGAAGATACAATTAAAAAAATAAACGATGAAATATTACACCTTTCTAAAGATATTAAACAAGTAGAAAAATTTGATATAAATAAATTAGAAACCCGCAAAAATACACTTACAGGCGAGATTAATCGTTCGGAAGAAACCCTTAAAAAATACACGGAAACTTTTGATTTACTAAGTTCTGAATTAGAAAAAGAACAAAATCAATTAGATGCATTGGATTTAAATACTATCAAAGAATCGTATGATGATTTCAAATCTAAAGAAAAATATTTGAAAGAACTCTATAATAAGAAAGAAAAATTAGAGTTAAAATTGGAAACTAAACGTGAAAAACTAAAAAAATTAGAAGAACACGAATACGATCCTAATTGTAAATATTGTGTAAATAATGTTTTCGTTAAAGATGCAATACAGACTAAATCTGAAATAGATCAAGATGAAAAAGAGTTGGGTGATGTAGAAATTGAAACTGCCGCGTTACGCGCTGAATGTGCATCTAAAGAAGATATTTTGGATTCGGTTGATATGATCCAACAAATAAAAAATAATATAACGGTACTAACTGCGGATAAAAATAAATCGGAAATTCTTAAATTGACTACAGAAAAGACTTTATTGGAATCAAAAAATGAATTACAAAATATTGAATTTAAAATAGATCAATATCATAAAAATGAAGATATCATTAAAGAGAATGTTATTGTAGAAGAAAAAATTACTGACCTTAAAAAAGTGTTAGGTTCATGGAATGAAGGATTGACTAAATTAAATAGAGAAAAAATGGATTCATATTCGAGTATAAAGGTTATTGAAACTAAAATAGATTCTTTAAATGAAAAATTAAATGTTACTAAACAGTTAATTCGAGAGAAAGCTGCATATGAATATTATTTAAAGAGTATTGATAAAGATGGTATTTCATACCAATTGATGTCTAAAATTTTACCTAAAATTGAAGATGAGATTAATAATATTCTTTCTAATTTAGTAGAGTTTAAGATAATATTGAACACGGATGGAAAAAATGTCAATGCTTATATAGTTTATAATAATCAATATTGGCCGTTAGAACTGTCCTCGGGGATGGAACGATTTATATCCGCTATTGCTATTAGAGTTGGGCTAATTAATACATCTAATTTACCTAAACCTACATTTTTCGCAATAGATGAAGGGTTGGGCGTATTAGATTCTACAAATTTAAATCAAATCTATTTATTGTTTAATTATATTCGAGAAGTGTTCCAATTTACTATGATTATATCCCATATTGATATGGTTAGGGATATGGTAGATAATACCTTAACCATAGAAAACAAAGGAGGATTTAGTAAATTGGTTTTAAATTAAAGAATTAGGTTATCATATATTTATAGTATATGATAATTAAGGAATATAATTCTTATTTAGGATTAGATAGTTTAGAGGTAGCGATCTTGGATACTGATCCAAAGTCTGCTGATTATCTTAGAATCGATTCAATTCCGGATGAACTTACTGCCGGTAAAAACGTTATTAAGATTTTTGGTAATACTTCTAAGTTTAAATTAGGATCTCCCATTTATATAGAAGTGTTAGATAGTAATGGTAATACTGTCTACACTATAATGCCTGAATACTATGATTCTTTAAAGAGACGATTTATAGTTATAAACGTTACAGATGAAACTGCACCCGGGCCCGGGTTAATTACTATTTGTACTACTTTAAATGATAATTTAGTACCTGCAGGATGGGAAAATACTATAAATTTTAAATGGCAATTTCAAATAAACATATCTCCATTTCAATCTAATAGAGAAGATATAACATTCTTGAATCCGCCGGTAGTTGAAATGACTACTCAAGTAAAGCCATTTGTAACGGCATCATTTCGTAATAATTTAGAAATGATTACGTATGAATATGGAGATTATTCATATCTCGATTTTACTTTTGAAGACCACGTAGGAGATTCAGATAAATCTGAAAATATTTTTCAGAAAAATAAGGCATCTTCATTATTAAATTCTTATACGAATACATCTATAACATCTTTTGATCGGGATAATTTTTTTTATTTACGTGATGAAAATTTTTCGGCTAAACAGTTAGTTAAAAATTATCCAGTAATAAATTCTGGAAAAGGATTTTATTGTACTTTAGGTCCTAATTTAATACGTAATGGTACTTTTAGTGGAAGTGGTACTACTGCTGAATATTGGAATATTCCGAATACTATAGGGGGTACTGCGATAGGGAGTGGAGGTACATATCCGTATTACTTAATAATTGATAACGGCGATTGGGTTGTACAGACGATACCAAATTTGAAACCCGGATCTAATTATTTATTTATGTTAGATTCGGATAGTAGTACTCCGTATTACATTGAATTGGGATATGATAAAAATAGAAATTCCGGCTCTTTATCTGAAAATGTATCTGCATATACTTCATATACTAATGACCCATCACCAGCGGTCCTGGGTCATGCCGCTATAATCCAAGCTAGTGATGCTGGGTGTGAATTATTTATAGCATCTTCTGGAATTACGGTTATTACAAATATTCGATTACATGAAATTCAACCTATAGAAAATGTAGATTTCGCTATGAATTCTGATATGGTTGGAGGATATATTAAAGTACATCATCCTATAGTTACTCCGGTTACTCAATCCGATTATGAACTATATCAAATAGATCCTGAAACTAACCGTGTAATTACTAAACCGGATCCGGCGTATCAATCATATATAGACCACATATTACAATCTAAAGATATTGCCGCAGATGATAGATTTTATTATGAATTAATTGAAACCAGAGAAAAAAATAATCCGGAAAGCCAATTTATAATAAAACAAAAAAATGATAGATTCGCATCGAATATTAAATACGATCAACAAGTTTTGGCTGGAAATTTTATAGATTCGTATGTTATTGATTCTAATGTATCTACTTTTCCTTATACATATGTACCTTTACGATTTACATTAGTAGATAGTACTTTATATGGTATAATGTATGATGGATCTGTTCCATATCGTGGCGGTATTTTTACTTATGATATAGATACCAAGGCTGTTAACTTTATAAAATATTTTTCTAGTTTCGTTACACCCGGTAATAAATTATTATGTACTAAATTACCTAATAACAGAAAATATTTGTGGGGTACCACACTTAACGGGGGCAGATTTAATTCGGGCTCTATATTTAGATTGAATACGTCGAACAATATTTTTTCAACTTTATATCATTTTGGTAGTAGTGGTAGTAATGGTTTAGTTATAAATACATCCGGAGGTGTCAGACCACAAAGTCAATTATTACAAGCCACAGATGGTCTATTATACGGTATAACCCAACGCGGCGGAAGTAATGATTCCGGTGTGTTATATAGTTTTAATACGAGTTCTATCGAATATAGAAAAATTCATGATTTATCGGGAAATTTCGGAGGCTCTAATATAATACAATTTCAAGATTCTTTATATTTTACTACTCCATTTTCCGGCCCTAATACGAGTGGCAGCATACTTAAATATAATATATCTAGTTCAGTTACTGAAAGTATATTTTCCTTTAACGGTCAAAACGGTTCCAGACCTAATTATATTACCCTAGGTCCGGACAATTGGATTTATGGAATTACCTATACTTCTAGTGTAGCATCATCAGGATCTGTTTTGTATAAAATAAATCCTAGTGCAGCAATTCCAGCATCTTCATTTCAAATTTTAGTTCATTTTGATGCAGCCACTACGGGGTCTGGCGCAGAAGTCGAACCTTGTTTTGATGGAACATATATTTATGGGACTTGTGTATTCGGTGGTACGTATGGTTCCGGTTCCGTATATCGATATAATTCGGCTTCCGGTGAATTTAGGGTTTTACATCATTTCGGTGGGGTGACTAATAATGATGGAGGTTATCCGAAGGGAAACTTTATTAGAATAGGCAATTCATTATACTCGACTACAACTAACGGCGGTACGAACGGCGATACCGGTACTTTTTATAGGATTGATAGAATCGGAATTAATCAACCTTACATAAGCAAGGAATCTGGATATATTTATCATCATAATTCCGTAATACCAGAACAAATACCGGAAACGGCTTCCCTAATATCCGATTATCCTAGGTGGACCGGGCCCGTTGCATTGGGATCGCAGTTGGGATTGTTTGCAGTAGTACAACTGGAATTAAAAAATTTAGACCCATTAGTAGGTGACGTTTCAAAATTGCGATTGAGCGCTAAACAGTCCGGCCTTAAATCGGACTTCGTAGATTTAGGTGTATATTCTACTAAACCTACAGATGTCTTAATGGATACGAATTTCGTGAACCACGTACATTATAATGATTCACCGTATCGACTGACTGGTTATTTTAAACCTACTATTACTACTTATTATACTTCATTAGCGGAAAATCCGTACATTAAAAATGGATTATTTAATTACGGGTGGGCAACTGGATCTATAACTAATAGTTATTTTACAGACTCTGATTTCGATAAAAATATTCAATTTATTGATTATCCAGCTACTAACTTACCCGCAGCCAGCGTTGCTAGAATGAATATAACTAGTTCCACGCAGAATGGTATGGCATATTTAGTATTTACTGCTAGTTCATTACCACCCACGTCTTCTACTTTAAACACGTGGCAACAAATATCATATCAGTTACTTTCGGGGTATCCGATGCCTAGAGTAATGGATACATCTTCATATAACTTTTATACTGCTAATAGTGCTACAGATATATTTGGTTTAAATAATATACTAGTATATTCAGCTTTGTTTAAAAAGACCGCATCTATATCATTAGATGATATATATGCTATAAGTTCCGATATACCATATGCAACCTTTAATTATACCGGATCTTCACCTTCGAGTTCAACTGGAGAACATCCCTATATATTTCATAATAAATTGGGATATAAAACGGACGATTATTTAATTACGGATGACATAGCTAGTTCGGGACCTGTGTATATGGGATTGATATTTGAGCATAACTCATCTAGTAATTCTATATTTGGTACAACTGCTAGTGCTGATAGTCCGTATTTAATAGACGTAGCCAATGTTATTTCACGTGAAATAGGTGACCGTGAATATATGATAAATAGATATTGGGAATGGTATTCCAGAAACCCAGAACCTAATACTGTATTAGCTTGTTCAGCTTCAGTTACTAGTAATACCGACGTGTTAATGGATTCAGCTAAAATAATGGCTGTGAGCAGTTCATATGAAGGCACATTAAATAAAAATACAATAGTATTTCAAACTAAAAATGATTATAAATTCGTAAAAGGTACTAAATATGTTTTATCTTTTAATGCAGTAAGTAAGATAAATAATATCATAGAAACTGTTGATGAAAGTATAGATTCTAAGTTTGATTATGGATTGACGGGTTCGTCTTCTACTAATGATAAGTGGGTTGCATCCCCTATAGCAAGTTGGACTAGTTCTTCCGGATATTGGGCTAGATTTAATTTTGATACGGACACTTCCGGATCATTAATACCTCCTGCTAAGGTATTAGCGACACAAAATCCAGGCGGTGTAGCAATATCCGGCACATCGTTAATATTTTATCCGAGTGCATATACATTTACAATTAAAACTGGAGAATTTACTTATTCCGTTTTAGATAATCCTACTTCATTAACTATAGAATTTCCAACAGGAACTGTTTATGAAATAACAGATTTGAAACCATTTAGCACGTTTACAAAACGAGTTAATATAAATTCTACATTTACCGGATTGCCTAAATTTACCATTAAATCTACATATACTGATTTTACTGCATATGCCACTTTATTAGAAGTATCGTTAAAATCTGCTGAGGCTAATTTATTGACTTTTGGTACTCCGGTTGAATTAGTTCCGGATTATGAAATAAATAATAATGGCCCAACTACAGCTGGATCTATAAATCCATTAGCACCATCATCTCATAATACGACTGCTAACGGATGGACTGTTGGTATTGCATACGGATTTGGTACGGCCTCAGTAAATAACCCGACTAATAATGGTGCTATAACATTTTTAAATGCAGATGGAAATGGTATTATTGTAAATCAAAATTATTTGTTAGTTCAAAGTACGCCATTGTCTCCTGCACCTTCTGCTGGAGATTATTTAGTTGAGTGGGAAATGAGTACCGGACAAATTACGCGTACCAACCCTATGAATTTGCAATTATTATTTGCTGCTCCAGCAGATAGTATACAATATGGTACTATCTTGAATACTTTTGGCTATAATAGTCCAACCCCAGGTGTTACTCCTATTACAGCTAATACTTCATATGCAGGTTCTGGGTATTTTACTAGTGTAACTCCTTCTTGTGCAGGATTATTTGCTAATATCTACCAAAACGTAGATAATGAAATACAAGAAATAACTAGACTTCGAGTAAGAGCTACACCATATACTATTTCTAATACAAGTATAGTAACAGAATATCTAGTACCTGAATCTAAATTAACCGCGTATGCTGTTAATAGTTTTTATGGTGCACCGTTTAAAGATCAATTAACTACTAGAGATGTAGGGGAGTTTATAGGTGAATTAGTTCATACTAGAATAAATAATTTTTCCGGTGAAGTTAAAAACTTTGGTAGAATAGAAATGGAATTTGAGGCTGAAGTTGACGGATCAGGTAAAATAGCATTCGAAACTAACGCTGGGTCCGAATGGTATATAAGTGAAATATCAGTACGACCTAAAGACAGAGTAGGTTTAACTCCGGGATATACTAAATTATTCGTTAAAGTACCTAGTGATTTAGTCAATATTCCGTTGACATTTAAGATAGAATATTTAAATGATTATGATGTTAAATCTTCATATACTACGATTTTAAATGACGTAACATTCACCAACGTAAAAGGAAATATTGCAGATAATAAGACTGGATTGAATTCATCTACATTGCCTTATAAAAATAATGGTGGCGATGCAATAATAGATAATACCGGTGGGGGGTTAGATTAATAGTAATATTCAATATTTATAATTGATGGCAAAGATTAAAAAATTATTAGTGTTATATCCGGGTAGATTTCAACCGTTTGGTAAGCATCATGCTGCTACCTATTTAGGACTACAACAGCAATTTCCGGGAGCAGATATATTCATAGTAACCTCAGATGTTACTAATGAAAAATCTCCTTTTAATTTTAATGAAAAGAAAGCTATTATTAGTGCATATGGATTGGCTAGTAAAGTTAAAAAAGTTAAAAAACCATATCAAGCATTAGAAGTAGTATCTAAATACGATCCTAAAACTACTGCTTTAGTTTTTGTTGTCGGTAAAAAGGATGCTGAAAGATTATCACATACATATTTCAAACCATATCCAGGTAGTATTGATAAATTAAATTCATTAGATAAAAATAGATATGTATATATAGCACCACATATTTCCTTAAATGTTCCAGGATATGGGGAAATGAGTGGAACTCAAATTAGAACAGCATTGGGAGATCCTACCAAAACCAAAACACAAAAGAAAAAATTATTTAATGATATATTCGGATGGTATTCTGATAAATTAGCAGATATCATATTCAATAAATTAACTATGAAAGAAGGACATTTACCAGGAGGTAAAGGAGAAAAATTAAATCCTGCCGATGTAGATCCAAAAGAATTGGAAATGGGAATGAAGCATGAATTAGAACATACTTCAGACCCAGACATTGCAAAAGAAATTGCATTAGATCATTTAGCCGAAGACCCTCATTATTATTCTCGCTTAAAGAAGGCAGGAATAGATGAATATAAGCTCTTTTCTCCAGCGTGGTGGAAAGATATTTTATTACAAGAAGGGGGTGCTGCCGGACATATGGCACATCCATTTGATTTACCACAAGTTAAAACGGGTAAAGATTTAGCCAAATTATTTGTAGATTCAGTTAAATCATTGCAAGAAAATCCAGCAGCAGTTAAAATAGACGGTATTAATACTACATTAAAGATAGTTAAAAAGAATGGTAAAACTCAATTTGCATTGGATAGAGGAAGTATGAATCCGATTGATGTAGCAGGTATAACTGTAGATGATTTGGGATCTAGATTTGGAGAAGGTCATGGTATGTTAACCATCGGTAAAAAAGTCCTAGATGCATTTAATGCTTGTTTACCAAAAATTACTTCAGAGTTAAGTTCATTGGGAATGTTAAAAGATCCTACCATTTTATTAAATGTTGAAACTGTAATTGGAGATACTTCCGGTAAAGCAAATGTTATTGCATATAAAGAAAATTTCTTTGTAATTCACGGATTATTAAAATCGGAACAAGTAACTCCAAAACGCAGAGCACAAAAGGAAATAGGAGGTAGTTCATCTAAAATACAATCGTTAGTAGATAAATGTAAACCTATAATGAAAAAAGAAGGGTATGGCATTTATGGCATGATTCCTACTGAAGTTAAAGAAAAGATTAACTTTAATGAACCTATGAGTACTACGATGACGGTTAAATATAATGATAAGAAAAAGGTAACCAAAACACTTAAAGATTGGTTATCCACTGCTAAAAATCCTGGTGCTACTAAAATTAAATATAACGATGGCAGAACAGATACTGCTATGACTAAAAAGAATTATTTAGCAATATTAAATCAAACGTCTAATTTAGATGATATGACTACAGATCCTAAAGCACAACAAATGCTTATAGACGGCGCTGTAATATGGCACGCAACTAGATTATTAGGCAATGCAGTAATAAAAGGATTAAAGTCGGAAGTTGGTAATGTAGAAGAACATGAAGGTATAGTGATTAGAGACCCCAAAATATCGAGTATTCCTTTTAAAATAGTAGGAGAGTTTATAGTCTCTGGTTTACAGAGTGGTTTTGGTAAATAATTATATTTATTAAAAAATAACAATAATATGAAAAAATCTCAATTAAGAGCTATTGTTAGAGAAGAAATTAAAAACACTCTAAAAGAAAAGAAAAATGCTGTTGGTAAAGTACCTTCAATAGGACTCACCATTCACGTAGATTCTACATATGATGCTGATACTAAACAATTAAGTATAGCAGTGTCAAATCAATCCGGTAAAGCACCGGAATATATAGTCCCTAATGTTGAAAGCCAAGATAAAGTACAAGAAGTTGTATCTGGGTTAGAATCGGAAATGGGAGCAGTCATTCGTGCTTTCTCCAAAGCAATAGAAAAAGTATTATCTAAATATCAGCAATAATTACATGGGGGTTTTAGGAAACAATATCAACCGAGTTAAGAATATCTTAGCTGGTAAATATACTGATAAAGCAAAAGTATCAGTGGGTTATGAAAAGAAACGAATAAAACACGTTGAGGGTGATATCTGGGAAGAAAACGGCAAAACGTGGACAATAAAAAATGGCATTAAACAGACCATTAGTAAATTAGATGAGGCCAGAAAAATGTCTTTAACTCCTTTAGCTTGCCCGATATGTAATAAATCATTAAAACATTATTTAGATGCTAATGCGTGGAAAACTACTAAAAAATGCTTTGATTGTAACATTAAAGAAGAAACCGAAATGAAACTTAATGGTACATTTGATGATCATGTAAAAGAGATTTATAAGAAAAATGCTATGGCATGGTTAGAAGATAAACGAATTCAATTCGAAGATTTTATTAATAATCCGGAAACTTTAAGAGGGTTTATTACGGAAAGAGGTAAAGTTGAAGATTGGTATGGAAGTCCCGACAGAACTGCTCTTATTGAACAATTTGAAAAAGAATACGCTGAATTTAAACAAAAAATAGAAAATTTGTAATATATATTATATATGAAAAGCACTACGGTATTAGATAATTTACAGAAATTAATTGAAACTGCAGAAATTATTTCGTCAGTAATTCCTGACGAAGCTATAAATGATGTCTGGGTACATGAATCTATCGACAATGCTTTGGGTGAATTGGAAAGAATCACCACATACCTAAAAGATAAATATGAATTGGATATGTTCGATATGGACGACGAAGACGATCCGGAATATTTAACTAGTTCAGAGTTTGATTCCGATCCATTTTTAAATGATGATGATTATAACGACGAAGACGATTATGACGATTTCGACTTCGATGATGATGATGATGAGTAATGGCAAAATCAATAGGAACATCAATAAAGGGTTATAGAGAGAGACCTAAGCGCAAAAGACCAGGAGTTCATTCCAAGAAGAAAAGCTCTAAAAATAAAAAAATCTAAAAATTACCAAAAACCCTATAATAAACAAGGAAGATGAAAAAATCAGAATTGCGGGAATTTATACGTCAGTGTATACGTGAAGTATTAGCAGAAGAAACTGATACGCCTAAGGAAGATCCGACATTAAAATCACTTCAGAAAAAGGTAGATGATTTAGCTAAAGTAACCAAAAAAGTTCCTGACGAATTAAAATCTAAATTAGCTAAGAAAATTAAAACTGCTCAGGCTGACATCGATTCATATAAAGATTCATTAAAATCAGACAAAACAGATGATAAATAAACTTTGGATCAAAATTAAAAACTTTTTCTTTTCTTATATTAGCCGGCAATCAAATAATAATGATACCGTCGTAATTGAGGAACCGGTTATAATGATTCCTAAAACCATTTCTAAGAAAAAGGCTCCAGTAAAAAAGAAAGCTATTAAAAATAAAAAAAGTAAATAATATTAATATGTTGGATATAAACAGAGGATTGGGGTGGATACCCGATTTACCAGATCACCGAGATTATTATTTAAGTTTAGCTCCTATTCCAAATTTACCTTCAAAAGTAGATTTACGTGAAAATGATGCTGCTATATTTGATCAAGGAAGATTGGGTAGCTGTACGGCACAAGCTATTTCGGCTGCTTATATGCATAATTTAAAAAAGCAAAACGAAGAAATGTTTATACCTTCTCGTTTATTCATTTATTATAATGAAAGAAGTATGATAGGCACCGTTAATAGAGATAGTGGTGCTATGCTTAGAGATGGTATTAAATCAATAAATAAAGAAGGTGTTTGTAATGAAACCTGTTGGCCATATGATATAACGGTATTCACTAAAAAACCACCTCGTAAATGTTATAGAGAAGCTAAAAATTATCAGACTATTGCATATAGTAGAGTTAATCGTAATTTAGATGATATGAAAAGTTGTTTAGCATCTGGATTACCGTTTGTATTAGGATTTACTGTATATGAAAGTTTTTATTCTAAAGAAACTGCTAATGGTGGTATAATGTTATGGCCTGAAAAAACAGAACGTGCTTTAGGTGGTCATGCAGTAATGGCTATTGGTTATGATGATAATTTAGAAGGTGGTAGATTTATTATCAGAAACTCTTGGGGAACTAATTGGGGTGATAAAGGATATTTCTATATGCCTTATGAATATTTAACTAACAATAATTTATCAGCTGACTTTTGGGTGATCCAATCAGTTGAATAACAATAAAAAACGATATTTATATTAAACCTTTAAAATTTAAAATTATGAAAAAATCGGAATTCCGTAAACTAATCCGTGAAGAGATTAGAAAAGTAATAAATGAAGCAGTGACTATAGATATTGTAGATACTTTTCATAGGTATAATGTAGCTACTATTACAGGAACAAACACGCAATCGGAAATTGTTGATTATCTCGGAGATTGGAAATATGTATACAAT